GTCTTGCTACGGCAATCCCCTGGGTCGGGCTCCCCGGGAGCATCCGCTCTCGTGACACGTGGGGTATCCTGGGTTGTATCGGATACGGCAACGTGGGCAGTTTCTGCCTGCGGTTGAGCTGGTGTTGAAAACTCAAGGTTTCCACCAAGGTCCAAATACTGATGAGTCGACGAAATGACCAGGGTGGTCATCTTCTCCTCATGTACAGCCCGCTGGTCCTCCTTATCGGAGGATGCATCGGACTGGACTAATGCTCGAAGCTCTTCATAAAAGAATGAATCTTCGGTATAGTCATAGGATGAAATATCAATCCGTCTCTTCGTAATACGCTTGAGAATCGGGATCATCTTTCCGATGTCCGGTTCTTTGAGTAAATCCAGAAGGATAGAGCAAAGCTCATCAATTCCCAAAGAATCTACTCGACGTAAGAGAAGGAAAACGTTCTTTAGGATGGCGGACCTCTTCAGGATGACTCCTCTGGCTGAATCCAGCCAGAGCGTTTCGTGACGTCTTTGACGCACGAGGCCTAAAAAGGCCATCCGGGAGGGGAATAACGTGTCCATTGGGCGGATCTCTTTACGCTCGATATCCAGTGACTTGCGAGGATCCCCTAAATAGGGATTTAGTATACACTTGATTAGGTACAAAATGTACGTTCTCAAGTGCGGGGACTGAGCATATTCTGCTCGTCCCACCTTCGCATACCACTCGGATATGAGGTTATTACTGACAATGTTATTGTAAAGTTTGTAGGTTAAGCGAGTAATCGCCCCTATTAAATTAAATTTACCTATAGTGTGTTGAGTATCATTATTAGTCTCAGAATTCAATTCTGGAATGAAAGATGGTAACTTAATCATAGTTATTGTATATAACAGAGGAAGTATAGGCTCATAGACTCTTCCCAAGGTTCTCTTACAATGGAGAATCTCCCACGACTGTGACGTTATCACATATCGCAGAAGACCCAAAATTGAAGGTCTCGCGAAGAATCTACGTACTATCCTTGTTCCGAATTCCAATCTAGAAGAGATACCATCCATCGAAAGGTACTCCTTAAACGGGATCGGTGAAATATTCGTTTTATCAAAAAATGTTTGATTTGCGAAGTTGATTAACTTAGTAGAAACATAAGATTTTGCCAATTTAATAGGCACATCGAAGAGCTCAGTCATCAACGAGAGGTAAACCTCCGCTGTGGGGCGATGCCCGATGACGTTATCATCACCAAGAACGACATACTTAGAAAATGGAAGAAAATTATGCTCAAACAATCGCGAAACCAAGTAGTGTGTAAAACCAGGTAGTATCACCTCTAATTTCTCAACCGGGCAGTAATCTGCCGATGTCAAAACTATACGATAAATATCTACCGATTCAATTAAATGAAAATATGTACTATGATGTTTGTATTTTTGTAAATCTCGGATAACCGAGACTACAAATGCATACTGATTTATCA